TATTTTTTCTTTTTGTTTTATTATTCACTGGCTTCTTTTCCGTTTTCTTTGTTAGTTTTTCCGCCTCTTTCTTTTGTTTTTCCATCTTTTTTTCCGCCTCCTTCTTTAGTTTTTCCGCCTCTTTCTTTAGTTTTTCCGCCTCTTTCTTTTGTTTTTCCATCTTTTTTTCCGCCTCCTTCTGTTTTTTTTCCTCTTCTTTCTTCTGATTGTCGACCTTCTTTGACTCTTCCACTTCTTTATTTTTCAAATGGAAATTTTCTATTTTTTCTTTGAGAATTGTTTTTTTCTCAGCAATAAGCATATTCACTTCTTCTAATCCTCTTTCTGCGTTCAGACCGTCCATTTTCTTTTTGAGTTTCCGTGTTTTACTCAACTCTTTCATTTTCTCTTTCGCCTCCGTGCTTATTTTTTTCTTAATTCGCAACATGATTTTTCTTTTTTCTGTCTCATAATTCTTTTTCATTTTCTTGAAAAGTTGTATTGAATACTTGTTATGTTTTTCTTCTTTCTTCAATTCAGCACCTGTATGTTTTTTATGAGATTCATATTGTAAAAGAAGTCGTTTTCTTTCACTCGGAGGCACCCCTTTTTTACTCATTATATCTTCTTTCATAGCTACTAACTGTGTTTTAAATAGTTCCAATTTACTTTTAAAATCATCCTCTAATGAATTTATTTCCATATCTGTATTTTGTATAATCTTGTTTATTTCCACTATTTCTGGCAGGTCTTCCGTGGTGTTTTTCAAGCCTCCAATGTCTTTCACTTTCTTACCACATACATACTTCAACTTACTATATAATGTTTCTTTGAATTTCAAATATTCCGCACTTGCGTTTTTGATATTGTCGCGCACTTCTTTAATTTTCTCTTTTTTGAACATATGTAAATCTTTTAATTCTCTCTTTATTTCTTGAAGACGTAGTTTGGTACTAGTCGTTTCCGCTTTCGCTTTTTGTATAATTTCGGCTATATGTTGATTGACTGTTTTTACACATTCCTTTTTTACTCCCGTATCGAACTCATTGCATTTATCCAGGAAGGGTTTGAACATCGTCTTACTCGTCAAAGAAGACCAGTCGTCCAGCTTTTCCGTCTGTTTTTCCAACTCATTTTCCAGTTTTTTGACCGTTTTATATTCTTCACTTTCTATATCTTCTTCATATGGAAGGTCGTATTTCTGAATAAGGGATTCTATTTCACCACTTGCCACCAGAGGAACCGTGACTTGTTTGATAGTCGGTTGTGAAAATTGTCGCGCATCCTTTTCACGATTTAAATAACTTATATACCCTGCAATTTCATCCAAGAATTTCGTCCGTCCTTCTTTAGTAAAACGACCCTCTTCGTTCAAAGAAAACTCTTTTTCAAAGTCACTGAAGGTTTCCGATATTTGTTTTTCAGGGGGTCTACACAAATTCACCAGTTTTACCAACTCCATTGGGTCGACGGTAATGGGTGTAGCAGTCATCAGCATTATACGTACAGAGTCTTTCCCAGAAACGACATAGGATTTCATGAGTGCTTTATGTAACGCATTCATATCTGGTCGTTCAATGGAGGATAAGTCATTTCCACCATACAGTTTATGTGCTTCGTCGATAATAAGCAGGGTTTTTCGGAGAGGGTCGGTCGTGCCATTTTTATTGACGAGACTCTTATAAAAACTATTTTTCTTTGAAACGAGGTTACTGAACTGTTTGTAAGACATCGGTCGAATAGACCATGAATCCGAAAGAAGTCTCATTCGTGCATCGTTTTCAGAAGGAATGGCTTTCCCGTCTATACCACTCTCTTCCATGATTCTGCGGATTTTATCGCTGCACACTTGTTCGAACATGTTTTTCCATATGTCATTTTTCAGGGTTGTTCGGGTGACCCATAATATTGTATATCCCGCGCTCTCGAAAGAAGCACTCGCAGTGGCGATTGCCGCACATGTCTTGCCAGTTCCCACGCTCCAATTCAATAATACTCCTTTTTGAGGGGTTTCGGGGGTGAAATAGTTTTGAATGAATGCTTGACTAGGGGACAAATTGACTATACTAGAAGGTCCGCCGCCTTTTATTACATTCAAAGACTTGGAAGAAGAGGGCGAGGTAGAATATACTTTGAGCTCTTCTATAACACTATCTTTTTGTCTGGAATCGGTCTTTTCTGACAATGTCGTTTGACCGTTCGAGTCCGGTTTATTGGCGGTTTCTTCCGAAACCATCTTTGCCGTTTTTTGAGAAGCATCGCCTGAAGTGGGGGTCAAAAGAGAGAGTTCTGTACTTTTGCTGAACGGGGTGTTATTTGGGGGAGGAGGGATATGAATAAAATCTTTGGCATTGTCTTTGGAGAAAGACGGCCGCTGGGGGAGTTTTTTCTCCCCCTTCGTCAAGGGAGGCCCCGCATACCCACACATATTCTCCATAATTACATTTGTCCACTTATACTTTAAAAAATACTTGCGTATGAAACGCCGGGTTCCTTTGAAATCGAGGGGTTCGGAGGGAAAGGTAACTGCCATCGACTCATTCAAAGAACCTATTTCGGAATCGCCCTCATTAGTAGCAACAGACTTTGCCCCCCCTTCTTTCAAAGAAAAGGCAGAAACCGATGAATCGTCCTTTTTGGATGGAATATCAAAGTCAGCCGATTTGAGCGAGTCTATCGCATTTGCACTGGAGTATTTAGTAGAACTGTTTGCATCCTCATTGGACCCACTCTTCGCAACTGAAAAATTATGTATATTTTCATTCAACTCGCAATCAACAGAGCCATATATGTAAGTTTCCTCCAACTCTGATAAAAAATTAAATAGACGCAAGTCAATCTTCATCGATTTAAGATACAGGTCGAATGCAGTAACCGATTTACCGAACGTTTTACGATATTTTTCATTGATTTCTACATCATAATTAAATACCAACAATGGCCAGCCCCTAGTGGGGTGAAATACCAATCCTTTCTGTCCACATGTTCTGGTTCCTCTACCGATGACTTGTTTTTGGTCGGCCATTGTGGTCTGTGTTTCGAAAATATGAACATACTTTATGTCAAATAAATCGATACCTTCTTTGAATCCACTGTCCATAACAATAATACGTGCAATATCTCCATAGACATTGTCAGGACGGCTATTGAATCTGGCTAATATTTCCTTCTTTTTAGTGACGCTAAGAGGTTGGTCATATACCCCCACGGATGAGAGTAAATAGAAGTTATTGAACTTATTTTTCACGAGGGTTTGAATGGGTTCCAGTTCAATTTTACCGTATTTCACCTCGTTGTTACTTAAAACTGACATATCGCAAGTATACCCCAATTTCATACCCTTCGCAATCAAAGAACTGGTGATGATTTTCGCACCTTGCATACCTTTGATGTCTGAAAAAATGAAATGTTTGAATAGTTTTCCGTGATTTCTCATATCACTCTTGTCTAAATCATCGATAGTATCCAACAATTTTTTCAATTTGGGCGAAACAATCGGCAAGTCCTCCACTAACTTCGCTGGTTCGAAAGAAGGAAAATCGAATTTGTACATTGCGGCCAACTTACTCATATTTGACTTTTTACGAACACAGTCACCATTGAAAACAACGTGGGTAGAAGTATTGACTGACTCTTTGAGATGATTAATTTTGTCCATTTCTTCTTTGAAATTGTCGGCAGGTTTAGTACCAGAGGAAGAAGATGCGATAGAGGTATTTGCAACTGAGGTCGGTAACGACGATGTTCTTTCTGAAATAGACTGTGATATTTTGGGCATAAATATCGAATATTCGTCTATTGATTGAAGTATATAAATAGTTGATATTTTATATGAGTGACTGCAAAGTAGGATTGAGACATCAGGCGTTCACATGAATATGGACGAAATCCTATGAGCTCCTTGCAGTGGCTCTCCGCAATATTTCTACGAACTCCTTACAATCGTTCTCCGGAATATAAAAGAAATCCTACAATATCACTACGAGCTCCCTTCGGTCGCTCTCCGTAATATAAAAGAAATCCTACGTCGTGGCCTTCGGCCACTCCTCCGGATTTTTCAATCTCCCTTCGGTCGATTTCCTGATTTTTTAATATTCCTACGAACTCCCTGCGGTCGTTCTCCGGAATATAAAAGAAATCCTACGAGCTCCTTTCAGTCGCTCTCCGGATTTTTCAATTCTACGAAATCCTCCATTGGGGGAGAAGCCCCCCCAGTGAAACCCCTTTTGCTTCTTACTTTTGGCTAGGCCTAGCCTACCCGAAAAGTAGGATTCAGTCGCTCTCCGAAATATAAAAGAAATCTTATGTGGTGGCATTTGGACACTCCTCTTGATTTTTTACTAGGTGGGCGGGGGGGGGGAATCCCCTTTTGCTTCTTACTTTTGGCTAGGCATAGACTAGCCGAAAAGTAGGATTCAGTCGTTCTCCTGAATATTTCTACGAGCTCCCTTCGGTCGCTCTCCGCAATATAAAAGAAATCCTACGAACTCCCTACGGTCGTTCTCCGGATTTTTCAATATAAAAGAAATCCTACGTCGTGGCCTTCGGCCACTCCTACGGATTTTTCAACTCTCCTGTTTTTTCGATTTCAAATAAAAAATTGATTATATAAGTGGTGTTCTATTATTCGAGAGCAATAACTGCAATAATAATATTAATAAGAGCAATAATATAAAACTATCCTGACATAATATAAAAGCATTTGAACTATATCAAGGAATCATGAAAAGCATGGAATACAAAGCCCCTTCCAAGATAATAGGGATACAACTAAGTATGCTAAGTCCAGAGGAAATACGTAATAATTCAGTGGTGAACGTATCCAGTAGGGACACGTACGTTAACAACAAACCCTGTGTAAATGGACTATTTGACGTGAGAATGGGTGTTTTAGAAAATTCATTCATTTGTCCGACCGATGGACAAAACTATTTGAACTGCCCGGGATACTTCGGGCATATCGAACTTGCTAAACCCGTTTTCTTTCTACAACATCTCAAAGAAATTATAAAAATCCTACGATGTATTTGTTTCAAATGTAGCAAAATACTCATCAATAAGGCCTCTCATTCTCACATATTAAAAAAGAACGGGGAGGACAGATGGGAGTACGTATATTCCGTCGCATCCGGTGTGAAACGTTGTGGCGAACACACTGACGACGGATGTGGATGCAAACAACCCAATAAAATCAGTTTAGAAGGTATGTCAAATATATTCGCCGTATGGGAGAAAATGGGCGAACAAAAAGAAACAATCACCATCAAACTGATTCCCGAGCTAGTAATAAAAATGTTCAAACGAATCAGCGACGAAGACGTTTTCTTCTTAGGTTTCAATCCAAAATGGTCCCGCCCGGAATGGATGATATGTCAGGTATTGCCGATAGCCCCCCAGAGTTGTCGCCCGTCTGTCAAACAAGACGCCCAACAAAGAAGCGAGGACGACCTTACCCATATCTATAGTAATATTATCAAGACGAATAATATCCTATTGGAGAAGATAGGAAACAAAGACACTCCCGCAAACGTGATTGAAGGATGGACCGCCATATTGCAACACTCCGTCGCAATGATTGTAAATAATAAAATCAAAGGTATTGCACCAATGGCCCAGCGCTCCGGACGCCCCCTCCAATGTATTATGGGGCGAATCAATAGTAAAAACGGGCGTATTCGCGGAAACCTTATGGGGAAACGCGTGGATTTTAGTGCACGTTCTGTCATCACCGGCGACCCCAGTATTTCAATACAGCAGCTCGGTGTACCGATGAAAATAGCAAAGAATTTGACTAAACCCATCGTAGTCAACCAGAGAAATCGCGATTTCTTGATGAAGCTGGTAGAAAACGGACCGGAGCAGTACCCCGGGGCAAAGATTCTTGAAAAGAAGACTGGTGAACAGATTTCTTTGAAATATGTGGACCGCGGTTCTATACAACTCAACGACGGAGACATCGTTCACCGTCATTTAATGGACGGGGACGCGGTTCTTTTCAACCGACAACCCAGTCTACATCGTCTCTCTATGCTGTGCCATATAGTAAAAGTAATGAAAGTAGGAGACACTTTCCGGATGAATGTCGCAAATACCAAGGGATATAATGCCGATTTTGACGGTGATGAGATGAATATGTTTGTAAGTCAGTCCGTCATCGCCGATACCGAACTCCGGCATTTGGCGGCGGTGCCTTATCAACAAATGTCTCCTACCAACAATTCCGCCATCATAGGCATATTTCAAGACTCACTATTAGGGTCATATCGTTTCACTCGTAAAAATGTGGTATTTACCCCGAGACAGGCGATGAATTTATTGATGTCGTTCCCCCGCGTCGACCTCAACAAACTCAACACCGCTGGTAAAAAAATCACCAGTTTCGACCTACTGAGCCAAATACTCCCCCCTCTTTCAATAAAAAGAAATACTGGTCTTTTCCAAGACGGTGAAGACTCCGCCACTTCAAATAATGTCTTGGAAATCAAAACCGGCAAATACGTACGTGGTCAGATAGACAAGGGTTGTATGGGTTCAACCACCAAGGGTATTTTACAGCGTATTTTCAATGACTTCGGGTCTTTGAAATGCGCGGATTTTGTGGACGATTTACAGAATATTGTTACAGAATACATGAAAACGAGTTCATTCAGTGTGGGTATCAGTGACCTTATTGCTAATAAAAAGACGAACGACGAGATTGTCCAAATCATCAATGCCCAGAAAATGAATGTACAGAATATCATAGACAAAGTTCATCTGGGTATATTTGAAAATAACACGGCCTATTCCAACATGAACGAGTTTGAAACAATGGTCAATAACACGCTCAATAAGGCCACGGAAGAATCGGGCAAAGTCGGACGCAAATCTCTCAATAAAAATAACCGGTTTATTATGATTGTCGAGTCCGGTTCGAAAGGTTCTCTTATCAATATATCTCAGATGTTGTGTTGTTTGGGACAACAAAACGTCGACGGAAAACGCATACCATACGGTTTCGATAGTCGAACTCTCCCACATTTCACTAAATATGACGACTCTCCTGAAGCCCGTGGTTTTATAGAAAACTCTTTCATTTCAGGTCTCACGGCACCGGAGCTATTCTTTCACGCAATGGCGGGTAGAATTGGTCTCATCGATACCGCGGTAAAGACCTCGAGTACTGGTTATATACAACGTCGTCTCATCAAGGGTTTGGAAGACTTGAAGGTAGAGTATGATATGACAGTTCGAAACAGTCAAGGTAAAATCATACAGTATTCTTATGGGGACGACTGTTTCGATTCTACCAAGATTGAAAATCAAGTAATACCTCTGACGGGTATGTCAATCGAAGATATATATGCTCATTACGACATACCCGGAATCAACGAACCACTCAACGGTTCCGAGGGTGGTACGGCGAGCGTGGGAGAAAATACCAAAGACATCATCTTCACCAAGAAAACGTTGACTCGCATGAAAACGCAAAAAGACGCCACTCTCGAGAAATCCAAGAAATACGTTGAGAAAATGTTGGAGGCACGTAACTTGATAGTTCAAAGAGTGTTTAAAAACAAAAATGACAATATGGTCAAGACTTCCGTGGCGTTTCAGTCAATTATAGCAAATATTCACGGACAACTCCAGCTTACGAAACACTCCGCGGTTGACATAACACCCCTCGAAACATACGAACTGATTGATAGTTATTATGAAAAAATGAAACGTATAACACAGTATATAACCCCCAATCCGTTATTTGAAATACTCTACTATTTCTACCTCACTCCGAGGGACTTACTGGTATTCAAACGATTCCATCGCAAAGGGCTTATCGTCCTACTGGAAACGGTGCTACTGAAATTCAAAGAATCGTTCGTCCACCCGGGTGAAATGGTAGGGGTTATAAGTGGCCAAGGATGCGGGGCGGAAATGACACAGCTAACACTGAATACTTTTCATAATACGGGGAGTGCAACGAAGTCGAATGTCACTCGAGGGGTTCCAAGAATCGAAGAAATACTACGTTTAACAAAGAACCCCAAGAATATGTCGATGACGGTTTATTTGAAACCGATTGAGGAAACCAACCAGTCGAAAGCGACCAACTATTCTAATATGTTGGAACATATGAAACTCGTCGATGTTGTCAAGTCGGTCCAAATATATTATGACCCGAATGACAATATGTCGAACATAGCAGAAGACCATAACTTACTCGAGCAATATAGAGAATATGAGAGTATCATGAAAGATGCGATGGAAGACGGGATTGGTGAAATGGCAAATATAAATGACAAAGAGCGATATGTAAAATCGAAATGGTTGATACGTATTGAGATGAACGCGGAGTTTATGCTCGATAAGAATATCACGATGGACGACATCAACTTCGCCATTATAAATAGCGAATACAGTAAAGACGTGGAATGTGTATATACCGATTACAACAGTGATAATCTGATATTCCGCATTCGTGTTAGTAATGGTGTTTTTGCGAAAATACAGAAGCGTAAAACCACCAAGTCACTCGACCAGTCGGATGAGATATACCTATTAAAGAACTTCCAGGACGCACTGTTGAATAATATTGTTCTTCGTGGAGTGAATGGAATACGGAATGTACTGGCTCGTAAACTGCAAAATACCGTTATATTAGAGGAAGACAAGTATGTACGTAAAGACACATGGGTGCTCGACACCACTGGTTCGAATTTGTTGGAAACTCTCGGATTGGACTATATAGATTATAAAAGAACCGTCAGTAACGACATCAAAGAAGTATTTGATGTACTGGGAATTGAGGCAGCAAGACAGTCCATATACAACGAACTCACGGAGGTCTTCGAATTCAGCGATATATATATCAACTATCACCATACCAGTTTACTATGTGACCGTATGACTTGTAATAAAAATATGGTTGCTATATTCCGATTCAAGTCTGGACTATTGAACGAAGATACTGGTCCGATTTCTAAGTCGACGTTCGAAGTCCATACGGAAATTCTGTTGAATGCTTCTCGTCACGGGGAGTTCGACAACATGCGGGGGGTAAGCGCGAATGTTATGTGTGGGCAATATGGCAATTTTGGAACGAGTTGTTTTAACCTGGTTTTAGACAAGAATGCTTTTGAGAATGCACCGCAGTTGAGCGAGGAGGTTGAAGGAAGGGGAGGCGTTACGGAAAGCGATGTCGCGGATGAAATAGAAAAAACGTTTCAATTGGCCATCGCCACGGACACGAATATGAGAATGGATGTATGTGACAAACATTCTCTTACTATACAGAATAATATATCGAATATTCATCATATGGGAGGGAACGGGAAAGAAACAGTTTGCGAAGATAACTATAATATGGGTTTTTAGACGTTGTATATAAGAGTGTGTGGTTGGAGAGGGGGGTGATATATGTATATATATTTTTTATATCCTTACGAGCTCCCCCATTGGGGGCGAAGCCCCCAGTGAAACCCCCATTGGGGGCGAAGCCCCCCAGTGAAACCCCCATTGGGGGCTTCGCCCCCAGTGAAACCCCTTTTGCTTCTTACTTTTGGGTAGGCTGCGCCTGCCCGAAAAGTAGGACTTTTGCTTCTTACTTTTGGGTAGGCTGCGCCTGCCCGAAAAGTAGGATTCGGTCGCTCTCGGTAATATAAAAAAAATCCTGCGAGCTCCCTCATTGGGGGCGAAGCCCCCAGTGAAACCCCCCCTTTTGCTTCTTACTTTTGGGTAGGCTACGCCTACCCGCAAAGTAGGATACGGTCGTTTTCC